GCACCAAGGCAGTGAATCTGTGCACCAGTTTGGTGCATGGGGCGCCTTTTTTATATTGCGATGCAGCAATTTGGGTCCCGTGGCGGGGAGGGGCGGCGGGGGCCCCACCAAGACCAAGCTCACCACCCCCAGCACTTTTCTTCACAAAAACCCGCTTTTGTAAAATTTTTTTTGTAAATTTTATAGAGTAAATTTCACAATGTGAAATGAAATGCGCTAAGTCTTTGATGTTCGACGGGCTTGCGGGGGTTGCGGGGGTTACTTTATTATTTTTATTATTTTTAAAAAATAAAAAATAAAGATAGAGGATAAACTGGAATTAACCCCCGAAAGTGCGTAAAGTGCGTAACTTCTGCGAGCAAAATTGATAGTTAAAAACTATCGGGGCTATATTAATCAATTGTTTGCATTAGTAGGTGTATGAACGAATACGTTTACCAGATCCAGGGTGCCTTAGAAGATTCCAATGGGAGACTTCGGGGGATTCGTGTCCTGGTCTGTAACCTCTACTACTTTGACTCGGCCGACGCGCCAGTGGAAATACTGGACAAAGAGACGGCCAAGTATATTGAGTTTCGTTTAAAGGTCTGTGACTACCTCGACATCAACAAATTGCCCGTTGAGGTACAGAACAGGATTCGAGCGCCGTTAGGGCGTTGGCTGGACGATTGGGTCCTAAAGAATTTTTATGGCAATACTAGCAACCGAAAAGATCCTAACCCTGGACTATTGGAAACCGGCAAACAAAATCCAGCCGGGTGACTACGTGTTTGACCGCAATGGTCAACCAGTCCGCGTAAAATTGGTACAGACGATCCAGGCACAGGCATGCTACGAGGTGCAGCTCAACGATTATACGTCCGTGGCCGGCGATGGCCGGCTTAGTTTTTTGGTAGAGACGCCAAAGTACCGCAAAAGAGTCCACGAGTACAAGGGAAAACGCCAGTTTAGACGTCCACTAGCAATAAAAACACTGGAAGAACTGACCGCCGCGCCCCTAAAAACAAAACACAAGCGGCTGGCGTACTCGATACCCACCGCCAGGCCCCTGGAATTACCACACCAGGACCTGCCAGTCCCGCCGTTTTTGTTTGGTTTTTGGTTTTTTAATCAAAATAGGGACAGACAGTACACGTTTATACCCAATTACACCCAATTAATCGAGCAAAAATTCAAAGATCACGGCTACAAAATAGAACTTGGTAGTAAAACATACAACGGGCAGCACATGTTCTCTGTGTACCCAACGATTGAGTCACAGCTTGCGCCAAATATCCCGGTAAAAATACCGGCAAACTACATCTTATCGAGCAAAGAGCAGCGGCTAGAGCTGCTGCGTGGGATTTTGTGTGCAAAGTCAAGGCAGTATTCCAAATCGCGGGACACATTTCGCATTACGACACAGAATTTTAGTACGATTCAACAGATTCAGTACATCGTCGAGTCATTAGGGCACCGGACCAAGGTGCATTATGACGAAACCAAGAAGTATTACACCATATTTTTTAGATCGCGCCTTAATTTGTTAGAAAACCAAGTCTCGCCGCCTGTAAAGGTGCACCTTGGCAGACGATACATCAAACAGATTGAGCCGCTGCCACCGCAGCAGTGTATTCACATTGAGACGGATGGCCCCGACAACAGCTATCTCGTAGGAGAGGGTTTTATTTCATGCCGTTAACACCAAAACAAGAGCTAACTTTAAAAAAGTTTGCAAACGATAACAAACACTGGCCTAAGGAACAGTTAGAAGCAGCCATCTGGCAGGTACGCTGGCATCTACAGGCACTACCACACCAACGTGAACCGGAAGATGGAGAGTATGATACGTTTCTTATGCTGGCTGGCCGAGGATCGGGGAAGACGCACACGGCTAGTCATTGGATTGGCATTCGTGCTTGGGTTTATGACAACACTCGCTGGCTCGTCACCGCTCCCACCTCAAACGATATCCGTGCAACTTGTTTTGAGGGAGACTCCGGACTTCTTAATATCATTCCCCCGGCACTCATCCGCGATTACAACAAGTCCCTCTTTGAGATTACCCTTATCAACGGGTCTCTCATCCAGGGGATTCCCGCTTCTGAACCAGAACGCTACCGCGGTAAGCAATACCATGGGGCTTGGTTCGATGAGCTGTGTGCGTTTGATTACATCGACGAGGCCTACGATGGAGTACAGTTTACGCTCCGTCTACGGGACCCACGGATTCCTCGCGTGCAACAGATTATTACCACCACCCCCAAACCAAAAGAATTAATTGTAGACTTAAACGAGGGTAAGATTGGTGGGGACGTGTACGTATCTAACGCCTCGTCGTATGACAACCGGGCCAACCTCTCAGAGACATTCTTCAAACAGCTTGAGACGTACGACGGCACCGACATGGGTCGTCAGGAGATCTATGGTGAGATCCTCGACCCCGAGCAGGCGGGTATCATCAAGCGCAAACAGTTTAGGATCTGGCCAGCGAATAAACCAACGCCGACCCTGGAGTACGTGATCGCCTCGTACGATCCAGCCACCAGCGAGAAGACAATGAACGACCCCACCGCGTGTACGGTCTGGGGCGTGTTTGAAAACCAAGACTCAGGCACCGCAGTCATTTTGTTAGACGCCTGGGACGAGCACCTGTCGTACCCAGAGCTGCGCAGAAAAGTGATTAACGACTTTAAGGAGGTCGTCTACGGTGCGGATAACGACTTTGGTAAGGGGCGTAAAGCGGACCTGCTATTGATGGAAGACAAATCGGCGGGTATCAGTCTTATACAAGAGCTTCAGGGCGCGGGAGTGCCCGTGCGCGGATATAACCCCGGCCGTGCCGATAAGGTACAGCGACTTAACATCGTCGCGCCCATCGTGGCCAAGGGTAAGGTCTGGATACCAGAGGAACCACAACGTAAAGGGGAATATGCAGACTGGGCAAAACGATTTCTGCGTCAAGTATGTTCTTTTCCAGAGGCTGGCGGGCACGATGACTACGTCGACTCGCTCTCCCAGGCCCTGCGCGTTCTTCGTGATTCTGGATGGATCCAACTCGACCCGCTACCAGCTCGAGATTATAGTTACGCAGATGACGACCTAAGTAAACGATTTGCTAACCCTTACGCCCAGTAGGGCGGATCTTTTAGTATTTGTGCATTAGTATAAATAGGAATAACCACCCCCTTCAACATGGACATCCTTAAAACCCCCCAACAAAAACTATTGGAAGAGGCAGGCATGACACCGGCCTCACCCGGTCTGCTAAAGACACCCCAGCAGCTTTTGTTGGAGGAGTCTGGCGTAACACGCAAGTTTGCTGGTGGTGGCAGCACGACAATGAGCGTGCAGGATATGTTGGCCGCACTAATCGCTGCAGGGTACCAACCACAGCGGATGAATACCGGCGGCCAGCCAAAAAGTTTTGCGAAGAAAATGATTGTGCCGGGGCTTCTTACTGGAATGTTAGCCCCTGATATTGTACAGGCGGCGCAAGATGCAAAACAAGGAAAATACGGAGAGGCCGCTGGAACGGCCGGATTAATTGCTAGTGGATTTTTACCTGGACCGCTACAGGCGTTGCTTTTTGGTTTGATGCCGTCCGAGCTGGGTAGGGGGACACTAGACGAGTATTACGAAGAGCGCGTACCTGGTAGTGTACTACCCATGCGTTTAAAACCACAAGACATGAGATAATGGCAAATCCAATACTACCCATTCAAACCGGCGCTAACCTTCCTGGTTTAGAGAACGAGCAAAATATTGAAGAGGCGGCCGCGCAAGATGCGGAGATGGACTACTACGAAGAGGCCCTTGGTTTAGAGCCAGGTGACGTAGAAGAGGAAGTCATTGAGCTAGAAGATGGCTCGGTAGTTATCAACTACCAAGAAAAACAGAGCCCACGTAAGAACCCCGAGTTCTATGCCAACTTGGCAGAAGAAATGGACGAGGGTGTGCTAGATATGTTAGCACAAGAATACTTAGACTTTATTGATGTCGATAAAGAATCAAGAAAACAACGAGACAAACAGTATGAAGAAGGACTGCGTAGAACTGGGCTTGGAAAAGATGCACCGGGAGGGGCGACGTTTGACGGGGCCTCTAAAGTTGTGCACCCGGTTATGGCGGAGGCTTGTGTCGATTTCGCAGCGTCTGCTTCTAAAGAGCTATTGCCTTCTGACGGACTTGTTAAGTCGAACATCAAAGGCGAAGCAGACCGATTAAAAGAAGAGACAGCGGATCGTAAGGTTAACTTCCTTAACTGGCAGCTCACCGAGCAAGTAGCAGAATACCGCGACGAGATGGAGCAACTGCTTACTCAGTTACCATTGGGTGGTTCGCAATTCTTAAAATGGCGCTGGGATGACGAGCAGCGTAGACCTACCTGCGAGTGGGTCGCGATTGATAACATCTTGCTGCCATACGCATCGACTAACTTCTACACAGCGCAGCGTGTCACTGAAGTACAAGACATTACCGAAGACACATTCTTGCAGCGTGTTGAGGCCGGTATCTACCGCGACATTGACAGCGCGTACTCTTCAGACGCACCACTAAACGATCAGACACAATCTGAAAAAGCCAACAACAAAATCGAAGGCAAAGACATGCCGTCGAAAAACATTGACGGATTGCGTCGTGTTTATGAGATCACATGTTTTATACGCTTAGATGACGATGACCAAACTGGTGGTCAGCGCGCCCCTTACATTTTGATGATCGATGAGTCGAGCAGCAAAGTATTGGGGCTGTATCGCAACTGGGAGGCAAACGATGAGAAACTGGAGAAGCTCGACTGGTATGTCGAGTTCAAGTTTATTCCTTGGCGTGGCGCTTATGCTATTGGCCTTCCCCATCTTATTGGTGGTCTTAGCGCTGCTCTCACTGGTGCTCTACGCGCTCTCTTGGATGCGGCGCATATTAATAATTCTCAGACGCTACTTAAACTCAAGGGTGGCCGAATTGGTGGACAAAGCGATCGCATCGAGCCTACGCAAGTTGTAGAGATCGAAGGAGCACCTGGCGTTGATGATGTTCGCAAAATTGCGATGCCGATGCCGTTTAATCAGCCGTCATCAGTCCTATACAATCTGCTTGGATGGTTGACAACCGCAGCAAAAGGTGTTGTAACGACCGCGGAAGAAAAGATTGGCGAGGCAAACAACAACATGCCGGTTGGTACGGCCCAGGCTCTAATCGAACAAGGCGCCAAAGTATTCTCCAGCATTCACGCACGTCTACATCGCAGCCAGGCTAAATCACTGGCGATTATCTCGCGTATTAATCACTGGTATTTGTCGGACATGGACAACCAGTCTGGTGAGGCAATTGAAGTTCGTGACTTCTCATACAACAACGACGTACGCCCAGTATCAGACCCCAATATTTTTTCTGAGACACAACGTTTGGCTCAGAACCAGGCGCTACTACAAATGGCTGCCTCAGCACCCCCTGGAATGTTTGACATCCGCGCGGTGTATCGTCGTGTATTAAACCAATTAAAAGTGCCCTCGGTAGATGAGATACTACCAAACCCGTTAGGTGCAAAAGAATCCAATCCTGCGTTAGAAAACGTCGCCATGACTATGGGACGTCCTGCCGCAGCATACCCAGACCAAGACCACATCAGTCATATCAAGATCCATTTAGAGTATGCGATGAACCCTGCGTATGGTGGCAATCCAGTGATTGGACCAACATTTGCACCAAACGCTTTAGAGCACATCAAGCAGCACTTAACGCTGCACTATCTGCAGTCCATGCGCGCGTATGTGGCGCAGGCTTCGGGCGGTAAAGATGCACTAGAGCTGCACCAAGAGAAACCACTTGATTTAGAGGCACAACAGGCGCTTGCGTTAGCATCACAGATGGTTGGCCAAGATGCACAGATGACGCTGCAGCCATATGTACAACAAATTCAGGCACTGGCACAAAAAGTGGCGCAGGCGCAGCAGGCGCAGATGGAAAAAATGTCAGCAGCCGATCCGACCGCTCAGGTACTGCTCAAGACTCAGTTGGCAGAAACACAGCGCAAACAACAAGAGGCTGAGATGCGCATGCAGATGGACCAGGCTAAATCCCAGCAAGATTATGAGCTCAAGATTGCCGAGTTACAGCGCAAAGTATTAGAACTGCAGAGTAAATACCAAGTCCAAACTGAACTGGACAACCAGAAAAATTCGACCAATATCGCGATTAACAGTATGAATAACTCGTCACGCGAGCGCGTGGCGGCAATGCAGGCACATGCAGGTCTGACACAACAGGAAATGGCACTGGCACAAGAGCAGGCGATGTTGGGTATCCAGGCAGTCAACGAGGCCGAGCGTGATATTCGCCAGCATGGTATTGAGATAGAAAAACAGCACTTTTTAAACGAGGCTGACGTAGCAAAACAGGCAGTACAGGCAGCATTACAACCAAACCCCACCACAGGAGTATAACATGGCCGAAAATTTAAAAGGCTTTCGTCAAATTTACCAGGAGACTGGCCACTTATCTAGCGGCGGCGGCCCTGGCGACAAAAACATCGACGCCGGCTCTTCCGGCAGCCACCGCGATAACAACTGGAAAAAAGGCGCAGCCCAGGGCAGATTAAAAAATGCCAAGGCAATTGGCCCAGGTAAAAACCTCAAGGATATCGAAGGCGGCAATTTTTATTAATTTTAGGGCGGATTTCTTTGTAACCTTGCATTAGTGAGATTATGAAGGATTTTATTTCTGAAATTATCGGTCGTGTAAAGACTGAGCAAAAATCACTAGCGGAATCCGTTACCGCAGGAACTAACGTAAACTCGTTTGAAGATTACCAGCGATTGGTAGGCCGATACGAGGGTTTTAAGATTACGTTGGATATTATTAATGAGATTTTAACGGAAGACGAAGAAGACGAGTCGTAAGATTCAAGAAAGGAGATGCCGGATGGCATTTGATGTATCACAAAAAGAAGACCCAGATCTACGCTCAGAGGAAGAGTGTTTTCCAGACGTTGATCCAGGTATTGAAGTAGCCGGAGACCGTGTTTTAGTGCAACTACGACGCGAGAAGGCTAAAAGTAAGGGCGGAATCATTTTAGTTGATGAGACCCGACAGACGTTACGTTTCAACGAGACCGTAGCTAAAGTACGCCAGATTGGCCCTCTAGCATATAAATCGCCGGATACCTTAGAGCCTTGGATTGAAGGCCCCTGGTGTAAAGTTGGCGATTTGGTTAGAACAATCAAGTACGGTGGTGACCGTTTTGTTGTAAATCCTGATGATGATGGAGCACCGATTGTGTTTATCACCATCCAGGCACGTGAAATCATTTCTCGCATCAAGTCGTTTGAGTATGCGCAGAAGATGAAGGCGTTTGTAGATTAATTTTGAAAGAAAATTATGGCAGAAAATGAAAACAAAGACATTCCTGTAAAAGAACAGGACGACGGTTCTGCGTTAGTCGCTCTGGAGCAAATGGAAGACCCGTTTGTAGAGACAGAAGAACCAAAACAAGAGACTAAAGAAGAAGAGCCTGAAGAGCTTGCAGAAGGCGGCGAAGTAGAAGCCCAAGCCGACGAGCAAGACGATGACGATCAAGAGACAGAAGAAGATCGCGAGGCGATTCGTCAAGCCAGACGCGAAGAGCGCAGGCTTAAAAAAGAATTAGCTAAACAAAAAGACATGACGGCGCGAAATAAAATTAGCGCGTTAGAACGTCGAAACGCTGAACTAGCAGAGCGTTTAGCTAAACTAGAGAATACCGCTGCATCATATCAATTTGCGCAGATTGATAAAGCAATTGAAGACGAAGCAACTCGTGTAGAGTATGCTAAGATGAAAATGCTACAAGCCGCGCAAGAGAATGATGCCGCAGCACAAGTAGAGTATTTAGAGCAGTTAACAGACGCAAAACAGCGTTTGCAACAAGCTCAATTTTATAAAAAACAACAGCTCGAGCAAGCAAAAGCTCCAAAGCAAAACGTACCAACCCCGATTGCCGAAGAAGTACAACGCAATGCAACGCAGTGGTTAAAGAAAAACTCTTGGTACGATCCGCAGGCTCGAGATACAGATAGTAGAATTGCCAAGGTAATTGATCAAGAACTCGCAGCCGATGGCTGGGATCCAAGTGATCCTGAGTATTGGGAAGAGTTAGACAATCGTTTATCGGCACGTTTACCACACCGCTACACATCAAGAGGCGGACAGCAAACTCGTCGTGCAGGCCCAACAGCCTCAAGCCGAGTGGCTAATACAGCAACAGTAAAACCCGGAACTATCACGCTAAGTCGTGATCGTGTTCAGGCGATTAAAGATGCTGGCGCATGGGACGATGTTGAGAGACGTAATAAAATGATCCGCGCGTATGCTGCGTATGATCGTGCAAATAAAGGATAATTATCATGGCAAATACAAGAATTAAACGCGACTTAGAAGATCGTTTAGTAGATCGAGTCGAAGAAGTTAAAGACCGGATGGCAGAACAAGATCCGGAAGCAAAATCACGGCGCGAACGTGCAGAGGCGTTCAGAGACAAATGGCAGAATAGCGCACTGCCCGATATTCCAGCTGGAGCAATCCCTGGATTCCATTTGTGCTGGTTATCCACCACAAATAATTATGACAGTATCGACAAACGTATGGCATTGGGTTATGAGCCAGTGAAAGCCGCTGAATTAGGAAAAGGCTTTGAAGCACTTGGTAAGATGAGCTCGGGCAAGTTTGAAGGCTGTGTTAGTTGTAACGAGATGGTTCTCTTCAAGTTACCAGAAGAAATCTATCAAGAAGTGATGCGTATGATGCACCTCGAGGATCCCCTTGAGCATCAGCGAAATATTACTGCAAACGTTCGGAGCACTGCTCAGGACGGCAAAGGTGGTAGATCAATTCTTGAAGGTGGTATTTTGGAAATGGAAAAAGAGGCCGCAAAAGCAAACAGTAATGTTCGCTTCCAATAACATACTTCAATATTAACAAAGGAAAACATTAAATGGCAACCACATTTAAACCCTTTGGTCTGAAGCCTGCATACCATCCTAGCGGTTTGGATCGTGCCACTGCATTTGTGGGTACAAACTCATTCCAAGCTGCTACTGATAATAGCTATAATGCTCCCTACTCTTTGAGTGCGGGCCAAGCATTCTATCAATATCAGCCTGTTGGTCTAAATGCCTCAAACCAATTGACTATTGCCGCAACTTCTGCTACCGGAGAATCTGCTGGTACAATTTACGGCGTATTTGATGGCGTAGAGTTCACTGACTCCCAAGGTCGTCGCTCTGTAGCTAAATGGGCATCTAAGACTCAATTAGATTCCTACACACAAATCGTATTCTGGATCTGGACTGATCCAGCTATGGTTTACGAAGCGCAATCTAGCGGTTCTATTGACGCATCTTCTATCGGTGCTCAGTATGACTTTGATGCAACAAACAATCCCACCTCTGGTACCTCCATTGGTAACGGTGGCGCTGGTTTCTCAACCTGCGCTTTAGCAGCTACCGCAGTAGCTACTACCGTACAAGGTCAAGTACGTGTGATTGGTTTAGGACGTGAGGCAGCATACCCACCCGGCGAAACAAACGCTTGGGGCGATGCCAAAACGATTGTGCAAGTACAGATCGCTAACAACACGTTTGTAGCGCCTAAGGCTTCGGTCTAACATTTAACGAAAGGAACTAGCAAATGGCAACCCCAATGCGCAGTACAGACTTTCGTGCGGTAGTCGAGCCGATTATCAACGAAGTCTTTGATGGCGTTTATGAACAACGCGCTGACGAGTGGAAAGGATTTGTAGAGCAGATCCAAGGTATTCCACGTAATTATCATGAAGAAGTAATGCTCTTCGGTATGAATGCTGCTCCTGCGATGCCTGACGGCACCCCAGTCAGCTATGACCAAGGTGGTACGCTGTACATCACCCGTTTCATCTATCAAATCTATGGTTTGGCATATGCTTTAACCAAAGTGTTGATGGAAGACGGTGATCACATCCGTATCGGCAGCACTTTCGCCAAGCACTTGGCTCAGTCCATGATTGAGACCAAAGAGACATTGTGCGCTAACTTACTCAACTTCGCATTTACAGCCGGTTATACCGGTGGTGACGGCGTAACGTTGGTTAACACAGCTCACCCTGTAGCTAACGGCTTGACATACAGCAACAAGTTGACAACTCCTGCCGCTTTGTCGCAGACTTCTGTTGAGCAAATGCTCATTCAGATCCGTTCTGCAATCGACAACAACGGTAAGCGTATCCGCTTGCGCGCTGAGCAGTTAATTGTACCTCCAGCACTCGAGTTCCAAGCAGAAGTAATTCTGAAGTCGGTTCTCCGTTCTGGTACCGCTGACAACGATCTCAACCCAATCAAGTCTACTGGCATGCTACCAAAGGGTACACACGTTGTAACCCGTTTGAGCTCCAGCAAGGCATGGTGGGTACAGACCGATGCTGAGAATGGCTTGATGTTAGTAATGCGTCGCCCCATGGAGAAATCTATGGAGGGCGATTTTGAAACTGACAGCATGCGTTATAAGGCAACCGAGCGTTACGCAACGGGCTGGCATGATGCACGTAACATCTATGGTACACAAGGTGTTTAATCAGCTTTAAAAAAGTTGTAAAAAACCAAAAAACCCAGCCCACAAAGCTGGGTTTTTTGCATTAGTATAGATATGGCAAGAGATAAAGAAAACCAAAAACGTATAGCAAAAGAATGGTATGAACGCAATAAAGATCTTACCAAAAAACGCGCTCGTGCTTGGGAATTAGCTAACCCAGAAAAAACTACAGCTAAAAAAGCAAAATGGCGGCAAGAAAATAAACAAAAACATAACGCAATAAATCGTATTTGGAATTCTAAAAACAAACACATAAAAGCAGCACTTCAAGCCAAACGCAAAGCTGCACAGCTCCAACGTACCCCAAAATGGCTAACTGACACTGACCTTTGGATTATTGAAGAAGCATACCATTTCGCCCAGTTACGCACAAACCTATTTAGTTTCCCGTGGCACGTCGACCATATTATCCCCCTGCAAGGCAAAAATGTATCCGGCCTGCACGTCCCCAGCAACCTGCGAGTTATCCCCGGCAGCGAAAACGTCAAAAAATCCAATAAATACGCCAACTAGGGCGGTTTTATATAATAATTTGCATTAGTAGGTATAGGAAGATTAATCCCATTCTGACCGCCGCTACTTCCCGGTGAGACGACTCAGAGACAGCTTGGGATACCCACTGAGATAAGGAAACACAACAATGTCTAGCACATTTACATCCCCCATTCGCATTTTTAAGCGAAACAACCCATCTAACGATGGTACTATTGCTCCAGATAACACTGGCGCAGCCATCGTATCACAACAAGCCACATTCACTGGTGTAGCAGCCGCTGGCGCAATTAGCACCACCAAAATTGGTGAGTCTGCCGCGTCTGCATTTGTAATCCCAGCCGGTTCTATCATCTCCGATGTTAAACTATACGCAACAACCGCCCCTTCCGCATTAGTTGGCGGCGTCATTACTGTTGCCGTTGACGGTGTAACGATTGGAACGATTACCGCCAACACCACCGGTGGCGTAATTGGTATTGCGTTTACCGCAACCACGACCGCTGCTGCTGAAGCCGCAAACAATGGTTCTGTTGACTCCACTGTGACTTTTACTTGGGCCCGTACTTCGATTACTGGCACATTGGCTGGTGTTCTTTCTGTAGAGTACACCGCACGTAACGCTGACGGTTCAATTACTCCATACGGTTCTGGCTACACCAACAACTAATTAGGAGCCAATCATGCGTCAAATAACCGCAACAGCGGACATTGGTAACGGCGCCGAATTAGAGACGTTTAGTACAATTCCGATCATTGTTGATCAATACCAAGACCCAACAGCAATTACTTTTTTTACAAGCAGTGCTGGGACAGTTGAAGTTTCGTATGCTGACCCATTTCCAAAAGAAAACGGTAATTTTGTTGAACAAACAACTTGGAATTGGCAAACACCGGATCTTACTAAATTTCCAAATGGTCCAAATTTTATTGGACATCCAATTCGAGCAATTCGTTTAACTGGTGCTGCCGATGGTGATACATTCACTATAATCCAAGCTGGCGTTAAGGGGTAACCCATGCCTGTTTACCTCGACACTAGGGGTAATTCCGTCCTGTCTATAGCGATCTGTGATCGCTGTAGCAGGAAATTTGCGTACACAGATTTAATGCCCGACCCCAATTTCCCTGGGATGCGGGTGTGCAAAGATGATTTAGATAATTATGATCCGTGGCGGTTACCCGCCCGTCAAACAGAAAATATTGCGTTGCGTTTTCCACGCCCCGATGTATCTGTTGCAACTGGACCTAATTTATTAAATACCCAGGGCAACGCTAACGATCCACAGCAATACGATAACTTAACATTAGAAGGCATTTTGCCAGCTGCAGCTGCTCAGGGTAACTTAAATACCATAAGCAATACATCACCACCAGTGCGCGCGTCAGTAGTATCTATCACACCAGATACCGGCGCAAGAAATGGTGGATACTCTGCAACAATTGGTGGCAGTAATTTTAGAAATGTTTCTAGCGTATTAATTGGTGGTATTCCTGCTGATTTTACAGTGATTGACGAAAACAACATCAGTGTAACAGTTCCCGCGTATGGGATACCAACAAGTGTGGAAGTTTCTGTTACGACGAGTGTTGATTCTGCGATTGCCTTAAACTTATTTACATACACCTAAAATGGCTAATCAACCGATAACAAAACTGCCAGTAGCGACAGCACTGACCGGTAACGAAGTTACGGTTGTTGTTCAGAATGGCGTAACAAAACAAACACAGCTCCAAGATATTTCCAATCTTGGCGGCCCCACTGGTCCGACCGGCCCGCAAGGTGCACCCGGCCCCACTGGTCCCACTGGCTCAATTGGAGCAACCGGCCCGACAGGCCCCACAGGCGCAACAGGATCACAAGGCCCCACTGGCCCAACCGGCGCAACTGGAGCAACAGGAGCTCAAGGCCCAACCGGCGATACTGGTCCACAAGGCCCAACCGGCCCAACAGGATGGACCGGACCACAAGGCCCAACCGGCGACACTGGACCCACTGGAGACACCGGACCACAAGGCCCAACCGGCCCAACAGGAGACACCGGACCACAAGGCCCGACAGGTGACACAGGACCTCAGGGCCCGCAAGGAATACAAGGGCCTACCGGCCCGATTGGTCCACAAGGACCCACTGGAGACACCGGCCCAACTGGCCCAACTGGCGACACTGGCCCAATTGGCCCAACTGGCGACACTGGTCCGACCGGCCCAACCGGCTGGACTGGACCGACCGGAGATACCGGTCCGCTAGGCCCAACAGGTCCGCAAGGAATACAAGGGCCGACTGGCCCAACTGGCGACATTGGCCCGACTGGTGATACTGGTCCGCAAGGACCTACCGGTCCGCAAGGAATACAAGGACCCACCGGTCCTACAGGATGGACCGGACCCCAGGGTATCCAGGGACCGACCGGGGACACCGGCCCGCAAGGTATACAAGGGCCCACTGGTCCAACAGGAGACACTGGCCCGCAAGGTATACAAGGACCGACAGGTCCAACTGGCCCGCAAGGATCATCGTCTAGTTTATTTTTATACAAGGCGCACACCACAACAACAAGCGGCTATCCTGGTGATGGTCGGTTGTTATGGAACAACACCACACAGATAAGCGCCACGTCAATTAATGTTAGCCATTTAACAGATAATGGTGTTGACATTGATATATTTTTAGCGACATTAGAGAACACTGAAGTCATTACGATTCAGGATCAAAATAACAGCTCAAATTATCAGACGTGGACAATTAACGGTACACCGACATCTGTTAATCCAGGAACTGCCAGTGCTTACTGGTCAATTCCAGTAACACTAACCACATCGGGTGGGACGGGCACAACTAATTTTGCAAACAGCCAATCGCTGTTTTTAGCGTTAGTTAGTGGTGCGCAAGGACCAACTGGACCGCAAGGACCAACTGGCCCAACAGGACCGCAGGGACCAACTGGACCGCAAGGTATCCAGGGACCGACAGGATGGACCGGACCACAAGGCCCAACCGGTGACACTGGACCGCAAGGACCCACTGGTCCTCAGGGTATCCAGGGTCCGACCGGACCAACAGGATGGACCGGACCGCAAGGAATACAAGGACCGACAGGTGATACCGGACCGCAAGGTATCCAGGGTCCGACTGGCCCAACTGGATGGACAGGGCCTCAAGGACCTACCGGTCCGACAGGTTGGACTGGACCTCAAGGAATACAAGGACCGACAGGCCCGACTGGCCCAACTGGCCCAACCGGTGCAACAGGGCCGACAGGACCAACGACATACCCGGGCGCGGGAGTGGCAGTATCAACTGGCACGGCGTGGGGTACGTCATTAGTAGCAGCAAGCACTAACACTGCGAGCGCGCTGGTACAGCGCGATACCAACGGTGACTTTAGTGCTGGCACAATAACCGCAACCAAGTATAATGGGGTAAGTGGCGGAGTATTTTAACTAGGAGTAGTCTATGAAAATCGCTGTATATGCGATTAGCAAAAACGAGGAGCAGTTTGTAAAAACATTCTGCGAATCAAGTAAACTAGCAGATTATATTATGATCGCCGACACGGGATCAACCGACGGAACGGTCGAGGAGGCTAAAAAGTATGGGGCTGTTGTTCATAGCATTTGCATTTCTCCTTGGCGCTTCGATCATGCTAGGAATGCCGCTCTGGCACTACTCCCCGCTGACATTGACGTCTGCATATCGCTAGATTTAGATGAGCAGTTAGAGCCTGGTTGGCGCGATGAGATAGAGCGCTTGTGGACACCAGAAACCACACGCATGAGTTACAAGTTTGATTGGGGTCACGGCAAAGTATTTTATAGTACGAAACTACACAGCCGCAAAGGGTATCACTGGCATCATCCGTGCCATGAGTACATCAGACCGGATCACAGGACAAAAGAAGTCTGGGCGTACAGTGAGATGTTGTTAATTACGCACCACCCAGACGAGACAAAATCAAGGGGTCAGTACTTAGACCTGCTTGAGATGTCGGTAAAAGAAGACCCAAGCTGCCCACGTAATGCGTTTTACTACGCACGGGAGTTAACATACTACCAGCGTTGGAGTGAGGCGATAGTAGCGCTACAAAAGTATCTGGCAATGCCAGAGGCCACATGGAACAACGAGCGAGCATACGCCATGAGGCTGATTGGTAACTGCTACGATAACCTGGGGCAAGACGGCATGAACTGGTACCGTCGAGCAGTATCTGAAGACCCAGGCGTGCGCGAGACATGGTGCGAGTTAGCACAGGCGTGCTACAGAAAAGGATTATGGGAGGAGTGTTACGGCGCAGCATGTAACGCACTCAAGCTGACAGAGTGTACCTATACGTACACAATCGACGCAAACAACTGGAAGGCAAGACCGCACGACTTAGCGGCAATTGCAGCGTACAGATTAGGATTTAAACAGGAAGCAATACGACACGGCGAAAACGCTTTGAAATTTGAACCCAATAACGAGAGATTAATAAAAAACCTCGAGTATTATAAGGAATAAATATGGCACAGGCAGGCTATACACCGATTAGTTTATACTACAGCACCACCGCGAGTGCTGCGCCCACTGCTGGCAATTTAGTTAACGGTGAGTTAGCGATTAACATTAACGACGGCAAGCTGTACTACAAAGACAGCGGCGGAGTGGTGCAGTTAATTGCCAGCAAGTCAACCGCCACTGGACCTGCCGGATCAAACACACAGATTCAGTTTAACAGCAGCGGCAACTTTGGCGCGTCGTCTAACCTAACTTGGAACGGCAGCACTCTAGCAATTACCGGCGCGTTAACAGCGACCGCCGACTCAACGTTTAGCTCAACCGGCGCGTTGTTAATCAGCAAAGGAACAACACTCCAGCAGCCTGGATCACCAGCCACTGGTATGATGCGCTATAACACCACAACAAACCAGTTTGAAGGCTACAGTGGCTCATCACCTGCGTGGAAGTCGATCGGCGGATCAGCGCTTAGTAACGACACCAGCACCTCAACGAATTTGTATCCGGTGTTTGCCGCAGCGACAAGCGGAACAGCCGAAAACCTTTACACATCAAATGCGAAGTATTTATATAAACCATCCACCGGTGAACTTCAATCAAGCGCTGTAGTTGCAAGCAACGGCATCTTTGTGAATAGCCAAACAATTTCTACCAGCTATACAATTGCTGCAGGTAACAGCGCGATATCTTCTGGTCCTGTCACCGTTGCAAGTGGTCAATCAGTCACAGTCTCCAGCGGGTCACGCTGGGTCGTTTTATAAGGAAATATTATGGCTTCTTTAGTCGTAGCAGGTGACGTCTCAGGCTCAGTAACCTTATCTGCTCCATCAGCAGCAGGGTCTACGGTAATTACTTTACCAACCACTTCTGGAACAATGGTCGTTACTGGCGGCGCACAAACCGTTCAGTTCGCTGCTGGTTCTGCCGCTTCACCTTCCATTACATTTACTGGCGACACCAATACGGGTATCTTTTCTCCCGCAGCCGATACGATTGCGTTCTCTGAGGGCGGTGTTGAGTCGATGAGGATTGATAGTAGTGGTAATGTGGGGATTGGTGTTACTCCTAGTGCTTGGTCAGGATTCAGAGCTTTACAACTTGGCACAACCACTTCACTTTGGTCTGGTTTATCTGGAAACACATCTAGTTTTTATACCAATAATGCTTTTTATAATGGTACAAACCGTATTTATTTAACCAACGGTTTTGCTTCAGAATACATTATGGGTCAAGGTCTACACATTTGGTACACGGCTGCTTCTGGCACGGCTGGCGGCACTGTGTCTTTTTCAGAGTCAATGCGCATAGATACTAGCGGTAATGTTGGTATTGGTGTTAGTTCGCCTGGACAAAAACTAGATGTAAGCACTACTGGAGATATTCAATTAAGACTAGGTAATGCTGCGACAGGCGCTCAGTTTACATACGATATTGGTCGTGTTGCTGCGACTGGTCTTTTACAGTTCTACGGAAATCAAAGTGGTGCTACAGGGTATATCTTTAGCGGTGTCAATGGCGAGCGTATGCGTATTGACTCTAGTGGTAATTTGTTGGTTGGAACTACAACTGTTAGTGGCAAAACTAGTGTGAAGCAAACCGCATCTAGTAATGTTCTCTACCTAGATAACAGCAATGCCACTACTGCCTATGGAATGCAGATTGCATATACTGGTAGAGTGCCAAATAGCACAGGTGAAGAATTTATTTATACAGGTGATTCTAGCCCTAGATTTGTTGTGCGTTCAAATGGCGGTATTGCAAACTATTCAGCAAACAATGTTAATTTGTCCGATGAAAGAGAAAAGACCAATATTCAGTTAGCTGGTTCTTACCTTGATAAGATTTGTGCTATTCCAGTTAAGACATTTAATTACATTGACCAAAACAGAGAAACAGACGATGGTTTAACTCTTGGTGTAATTGCACAAGATGTCCAATCAGTTGCTCCTGAGTTAGTCATGGAATCTGATTGGTCTTTAGAAAAAGACGGCTCTAAGATGCGTCTATCTATTTATCAGACAGACTTGCAATATGCCTTGATGAAAGCAATCCAAGAACTCAACGCAAAAGTAGAAGCACAAGCAGCCGAGATCGCTGCATTAAAAGGAGCAAATTAAATGGCGTCAATTATCAGCGCAGGTACAACGTCAGGTACATCGTTAAACCTCTCTGGCGACACTTCTGGCGTACTCCAACTAGCCACGAATGGCTCTACGACTGCTATAACAGTTGATACCTCGCAGAATGTGGGGATTGGTACGGCTAGTCCCAGTAATTTACTTCATGTTTCTCAGGCTTCTAGCGATTTTCAAACTCGGATAACAGGAACAAGTGCAGCAAACGCTGGTTCTATTAGAACTTACAACGCTGGTGGTGAAGCTACTGGATTAGGCACTACAGGCTCTACAAATACAGGGTACGGTGCAAATCTTGGATTTATGGGAACAATTACAAATATCCCACAAATTTTTCTTACCAACAACACAGAGCGTATGCGTATCGACTCTAGCGGTAATGTGGGGGTTGGTACGACTAGTTCAGGAAATAAGTTTGAAGTAGCTGGTTCTGGTATGTTCTCTGGAGCAGTAACAACCAACACTACTGGCACTCATATTTCGTATCAATCTAACAACAGTCAAATTGGTGCGTGGGGTCCTAATACCAGCACTAACGGAACTTTGGTATTTTTCTCGGCTAGGAGTAATGGTGTTAATGGTTTAGAGCGTATGCGTATTGATTCTGATGGTTATGTTGGAATTGGTAATTCTTCACCAGGCAGCGTGCCAGCAAGACTTGTTGTTTCTCAAGGTGGGAATATTGCATATTTTCAACAAAATGCAGCAGGCGGCTATTGCGGGCAATTTGATGCAACAGTAAACGGTGGCACTTATTATTTTGTAAATTTCTTAAAAGCTGGTGTTGGTATTTCAAACATTACTTCAAATGGAACAACAATTTCTTACAACACAGGCTCAGATTATCGTTTAAAAGATAATATTCAGCCAATTACAAATGCTCTTGAAACAGTAACAAAACTAAAACCATCAAAATGGGATTGGAAAGAGTTTTGGGGCGGTGGCTCAAGTCAAGGATTTGTTGCTCATGAACTAGCAGAAATAATTCCTGATTGTGTAACTGGTCAAAAAGATGCTGTTGATGAAACTGGAAAACCAGTTTATCAGGGTGTTGATACATCATTCTTAGTCGCAACACTAACAGCCGCAATCCAAGAACTCAAAGCAGAATTAGACGCTACGAAAGCAGAAGTAGCAGCCCTTAAAGGAGTAAATTAATATGCCAGTCGTAATTAACGGATCTACAGGAATCACATCGCCAGGCGGTGACGTATCCTCTGCGGACAATACTATTAACGGTGTACGGGTTGGCGAAGGCGGTGGGTCTATTGCGACCAATACTGCGGTGGGCAATGGAGCTTTAAACGCTAATACTACTGGTCTTTCTAATACTGCGTTGGGTTACTACACCCTATACAGCAATACGACTGGTAACTACAACATTGCAGTTGGTGGTAATAACGCACAACCAGCCCTATACAGCAACACAAGCGGTTCAAGCAATACAGCTCTCGGGTCTTCTGCTCTTTTCTCCAACACCACCGCTAGTAACAATACTGCTGTAGGTTATCAGGCTGGATATAGTAATACTACTGGCAGTCCAATAACTGCTATTGGTTATCGTGCGTTATATTCCAATACTACTGGCACTAATAATGTAGCGATTGGTTCAAACGCACTATACGCAAATACGACAGGATATGTGAATGTTGCTGTTGGCGATGATGCTCTTGATGCATGCACCACAGGACTTGCAAATACGGCTGTTGGTAACAATGCTGGAACAGATTTAACAACTGGAACTGGTAATGTTTTTGTTGGGATACGAGCAGGTCAAAAAGTAACAAGTGGTGCAGCTAATACTTTTGTTGGTGGCTCATGGGGTAACTATGTTGGGGCCAATACAACCACAGGTTCTTTTAATACTGCTTTTGGAACTGATGCACTAGCTTCAAATACTACTGCAGGCAGCAATACCGCAATAGGTGCTTTTGCTTTAGTGTCCAATACAACAGGATCAGGAACAGCAGTAGGGACTAATGCTTATCGTTCTAATACAACTGGAACTGCTGGAACTGCAGTTGGTTTAAATGCTTTATATAACAATACAACTGGTTCAAACAATGTAGCAGTTGGGCAAGAAGCATTAGTTGCCAACACCACCGCATCTAATAACACAGCAGTAGGTTATCAAGCTGGTTATAACAATACTACTGCAGCTGCAAATACTTATGTTGGGTCATTTGCTGGTTTTTCTTCTACTACAGGTTCAAATAATGCTTTTATTGGTCAATCTGCTGGATATAACAACACAACCGCTTCTGGTAATACAGCAATTGGTCAAAATGCTCTTAGCTCTATGACTACTGGTGGTGGTTGTACTGTAGTTGGTAATGGCGCTGCTTCAAGTATGAACAATGCAAATGGGCAGTTAACGGCTGTTGGATTAAATGCCGCAAGTAACTTGACTACTGGTGGTTTTGGAACTTATGTAGGATATGCCGTTCAAGCATCATCAGCATCGGTTAACAGTGAATATGTCTTTGGTAATAGTATTACTGGTAAGGGTGCTGGAACTTTTTTTGTATCTGGAATACCTTATAACGGCAACAACCAATCATCTTGGTCAACAACTTCTGACCAACGAGTTAAAAAGAATATCGTAGATAACAATGTCGGTCTTGAAAAAATCACCGCAATTCAAATTCGTAACTTTGAGTATCGTAAGGCTGAAGAAATTACAGAATTACCATCACACTTAGCTATTGATAAAGAAGGTGTTCAGATTGGCGTTATCGCACAAGAATTGCAAAAAGTACTGCCTGAGTGTGTTAAAGAAGAAAGCACAGGGTTTTTATCAGTTCAATCTGATAACCTCACTTGGTACATGATTAACGCAATTAAAGAGTTAAAAGCAGAAGTAGATAGTCTTAAAGCACAACTTAACAACGGAGCATAAACATGACTGACTTAATACAAGAAATCACCGCAGAAGAAATTGCTCGCCACTACTCGGCAGCGATGGATTCCGTAAACCTAATCAATGGCGAGAAGCCAGAGAACACAACCGATGAGGAGTGGGCAGATACCATCGCCCGTAATAAGGAACACCTCCGCATCATGCTTGCCAAGGACTTTTGGACCACGGAAGACCTAAGTCCGCTAGAAGCCGCAAGCCAATAGTTTTTTAACCACAAAGGAGCGTAACATGGGAAAAAATGAAAAGACCCCCATCACGATTGATAACGTTGATTATCATTTTGAAGACTTAACTCAAGAGCAACAGGTGCTGTTTAACCACTGCATCGACCTTGACCGTAAGATCAGTTCGTCTGAGTTCAACTTAGACCAACTCAAAATTGGTAAGCAAGCGTTTTTCAATATGCTTAAAGACTCATTAAGTAAGAAACCAGAAGAAGTAGCTACCCAATAAGAGGAGATTTCACGGTGGACATGCAAGTTATTATCAACACCTTTTTGCCGATTATCTGCGCGGTATTGGGGTGGTTCTGCCGTGAACTTTGGTCTGCCGTACAGGAACTCAAAGACGACCTAGCCAAGTTGAGAGAAGAACTGCCCCAGCACTACGTCACCAAACAAGACTTCCAAGATCGATGGTACGAGGTGCTCAAATCTCTGCATCGCATCGAAGACAAGCTAGACCAAAAAGTAGACAAATGAATAATGTCAGATCCACTCAACTTTTTAGAAGGGGCAAAATCTCTCGGTAGCACCCTTGACTCCGCTAGGGGCGTGAGTAAAGAGCTATCCACCAGCATCGCCAACGTACAAAAGGAAGCGACTGACCTAGCCCAGCAACGCGCCCAGGAGCGGCTTCGGGCACAAAAAATTCAAGTTGATCAGAGTATTTTAAAAGCGTTTGACGAGTTTAAAATCATCGAGGAGGTAAAGCGCCTCGAACAAAAGATGAAGGCCGAGGTGATTAAGACCTACGGACCAAAAGCCTGGGACGATATCCAAGTCATCAAGGCCCGCCTCATCAAGGAGAAAAAAGAAAATGAAAAGCTGTTTAACGAAGATCTACACAAAATTAAAAGAGTTCAGTTGTACTGTTTTCTCGCGGCTGCAGTCGTTGCCTGGTATATTGTATGGGGCCATAAGGGGTAAGAAATAATGTTCCCAATCGCCGCCCTATTTGATATCGGGACCAAGCTGATTGACAAGCTGATCCCCGACCCAGAAGCCAAGGCAAAAGCCCAATCTGAACTCATCAAGTTGCAGCAAGAGGGCAGGCTGGCAGAGCTAAACGCCGACATGAACGAGCAGAACAATATTTCGGAGCGCTGGAAGGCTGACCTTGCCAGCGACTCGTGGCTCTCTAAAAACATCCGCCCGCTCTCGCTCGTTGCGATTTTTGCCGGCTATTTTCTGTTTGCCATGATGTCAGCGTTTGGCTACGACGCCAAAGAGTCCTACGTGAACCTATTAGGTCAGTGGGGCATGCTGATTATGAGCGCGTACTTTGGTGGTCGTACGCTTGAGAAGATTATGGATATGAAATCAAAAAATGAATCTAAGTCCTAACTTTACACTTGAGGAGCTGACCGTATCCGAGGTGGCTCAACGCAAGGGGCTAGACAACACTCCTAACGCTACCGAGGTGGCAAACCTCGTGCGCGTGGCTGAGTTATTAGAACAAGTCCGCGCCCTACTCAACAAGCCGATCCTTGTAAACTCCGCATTCCGGTCTAAACCCGTGAATGATGCGGTAGGATCGAAAGACACTAGCCAGCACCGGATTGGTTGCGCGGCAGACATTCGCGTGCCTGGGATGACACCCAAACAGGTGGTCCAGGCCTGCATCGATGGAGGAATACCATTTGACCAGATTATTGAAGAGTTTGGCTCCTGGACACACATCAGCGTGCCAAACACAAAAGACACCGCGCCTCGTAAGCAGGCTCTCATTATTGACAAATCGGGCACTAGACCCTTCTCTTAACTAAAGTTTGCATTAGTATAAACTAATCAAAAAGGAGGGTATGATGGTCAAGGCCATATTTTGCCTATTTTTTGCCGTAATGGCGGTTATATTTAACGCAGCGCAGCATAAGGAGACCAGCCCGTTTAATTGGGTCGATCACTCCACGATTGCGCTGATTGAGCACTTTGAGGGTAAGCGCCACAAGGCCTACCGTGATAGTGAGGGTAACTGGACGATTGGGGTGGGTCACCTTATCAAACGCCAGACCCGCGATTTGATCCACAGGGAGCTCTCTGAGGAGGAGGTGATGGGTATCCTACACCAGGACCTAGAAAAGTGCACCACGGCCCTGGAATCCAGTTTAAACACGGGTATCAACAGGCCCCAGATTAATGCTCTCTTGAGCCTGTGCCATAACATTGGCCCGGACAACTTTGTTAAGTCCGAGGTGATGAAGTACCTAAACGAGGGCAACGTCCACAAAGCCGCTGACTCGTTTATGAACTGGAGCAATCCTCCTGTCCTTAAAAAGCGCCGTCAGATTGAGCGGACACTGTTTTTAGCAGGGGCGTAAAACCCCTATATTTTGCATTAGTAGATGTAGGACTGATCATCCTATTTTGTTCATTTTAACCTCGAGGAAACACCATGGAAGGCTTTAACAAACTCCCCAAAATGCAATGCTTCAAAGAAGGCGGCGCAGTCAAATCAAAATACGCTGGCGGCGGCTCATGCTATAAAAAAGGCGGCCACGCTGAGTCCGAAGAAATGAGCAAAGATATTGCCCAGGACAAGTCAATGGTAAAACGTGGTGTTAAACAGCACGAAGAGGCCCTCCATAAAGACGAGCCAAAGACCAAGCTAAAACTAAAAACCGGCGGCAAGAGCAAGCTCGTTGGTAAATACAAAGCAGGCGGCTCGATCAAAATGAAGAAGGATGACTCTGACCTTAAAGACATTCAAAAGATCAAGCTGACCAAAACTAAAAAAGCAGAGGCCCCAAGCGCTGCGATGATGGCAGAACAAACCCCCTTTAAGAAGGGTGGTGCTGCAAAAAAGTATGCTGAGGGTGGCTCTTTAAAAGAAGTTGACGCAGAAGAGAACCCTGGCCTAGCCAAACTGCCAACTAACGTCCGTAACAAGATGGGCTACGCAAAGAAGGGTGGCCTCGCAAAAAAGTATGCTAACGGCGGCATGGTAACTGACGAGGAAAGCGCTCGTATGCCCGCCGGTAAGTTACCACAGCAGATCGTTGACGAAGAGGCAACGAAAGAGAACGTAGAGACCCGCGAGATGGTCGCCGGCCCCTTGCGTAAATTAAAGCGTGGGATCATGGAGACGTTTAAGAGCAAATCCAAGACCCCAATGAAACATGGTGGAAAGGCCTGTTAATATGCCAATCGAGTCCAAGCAACAACAAAAAGCGATGTACGCCGCAGCAGCCGGTAAATCAACCTTAGGCATCCCTAAAAAGGTTGGTAAAGAGTTTATCAAGGCCGGCAAAGCAAAAGCAAACCTTCCACAAAAAGTACAAAAGCGCGCAGCCGGCAGAGGACGTTAATTTATGGCTTACTCTGGTACCACTAACCAGACCAAGATCAACGTAGATCAGTTGATCTCGTACGCATATCGTGATGCTGGTAAAACTGCTGAAGAAATAAGCCCCGAGTACATTGAGGCTGGTAAACAGGCACTGTTCTATATTTTACAAAATCTTTCTAACCGCGGCGTTAATCTCTGGCTGTTAGAAAACTATTTGTGTGGTGCTGTTACGGCACAACAGCAGTTAGTTCTGCCCCCTGGTACGATCGACGTGCGTGAATCAAACTGGGTATACATTATTAACTCACAAGCGGCCGAGTATTTACCGGTATCTAATCCAGACTCGCCAGCTGCGTTTGATCAAAACCTTGATGTCACAGCAACCTCAACCATTGGTTCGAATTTTTTTGGTATTGAGTACCAAGACGCGCTCCCAGTTTTTTACGTCGGGTTTAATGGCTACGCGGCTGGTGGTGGTACTACAACTTACAATTTTGCGTATGAGGTTAGTGATGACGGTGTAACCTGGACAACTGTAAAACAGTTACCAGAGACCACCCTCAAAGATCGCGAGTGGGCCTACTTTAACATTAGCACCACACCAAACCATTATTTCTATCGCCTGCGTGAAACCGTGGCAACTACGTTTACCGTACGTGAGATTGTATTTTCAACAAGCCAACAAGTTATCCCCTTGGCGCGTCTAAATCGTGACGACTACTGGAACTTACCAAACAAACAGTTCCCATCAGTTCGTTCTTTGCAATACTGGTTTGATCGTACGATTGACCCAACCATGTACCTCTGGCCCGTGCCAAACAATGACTTCCAAATGTTTCAGTTAGTTATTGAGCGACAGATGCCAGACGTTGGCTCGTTGACTAATGAGCTGTATGTGCCAAATCGCTGGATTGGCTCAATCCAGGCATCACTATCACATAAACTGGCGATGCAGTTACCGCAGATTGAGTTATCGCGTGTTCAATATTTAGAAAAGATTGCAACGCAGTTAGAGTACGACGCGGCACAAGAAGAGCGTGACAAGTCACCAATTTATTTCCAACCTAACTACAGTTACTATACACGATGAGCGGCGCATACGTAATGACCTACGATAATCTGGTGCTTGACGTTCAGCGTTACATGGAGCGTAACGACGAAGGTTTTGTTGCCCAGATTCCTAGCTTAATTGGTTTAGCCGAGGCGGCGATTGCTGCTGAGTTAAAATCATTATTGCAGTTAACTGTTGTAGAGACAACATTGGCAACAAACCAAGACGTATTAGCAAAACCAGCCCGCTGGCGTAAAACGGTATCAATGAAAGTTAATGGCGCACCAGTCTTGCTACGTTCACAAGATTATATTGCACAGTACCAATCAGAATCTGATAACGCACAGCCGAAGTATTATGGTGAGTATGATTATAACAATTGGAACTTTGCACCCAAGCCAGACCAGGATTATCCGGTTGAGATTATCTACTACAGCCTAATCCAGCCATTAGACAGCAGCAACCAACAAAATTTATTTACCCGTGAGTGCCCACAGGCAATGTTGTTTGGTACTTTACTTCAGGCACAGGGCTATTTAAAAGCCTTAGATAAATTGCCTGTTTGGAAAGGATACTACACTGAGTCATTAGCCGCCTTGAAGAAAGAAGATAGCTCGCGCCGCATTGACAGAAATACTACGGTTCAGGAACCATAATATATGCCAATCTACACATCACCGTTTACCGGCACCGTTGTACAGCCAACCGACGTATCGTACTACGAGCTTAACTTTAGCTCTAATGTACAGCTCTACTGGCCTGCCGTTGTTAACCCACAGCAGGTACCTGCCGCTCGTATTATTGACTGCACACCGTCCACAACCGGATTGGTTATCTCATTACCACAAGCAGACCAGGGAACCACCGGCGCTGATATTTTAATTCGCAACTTTGGTTCTGATACATTTACGGTAGAAGACTTTGACGGCACTGGATCAGTATCAATTGCTGCAGGTGTATCTAAATATTTTTATTTATCGGATAATACAACTTCTGCCGGTGTCTGGCAAAACGTAACGTTTGGTGCTGGTACGTCTTCCGCTGATGCGGCCTCACTAGCTGGTGCTGGTTTAGTGGCGCTTGCTGGAAAACTAAATACCACACAAAACATTGTTGCGGTATCTTCCACACCAACAATTACAGACTCAAGCCGCGCGTCAACATTTGTCTGGACCGGCGGTAATGGCTCATTTACTCTGCCAACTGCTGCCAGTCTATCCGGCGGTTGGTATATTGCGTTTAGAAATAACGGCACGGGCGCGATCACCATTGCTCCACAAGGTACCTCAACAATCGACAGCCTGGCGGATATTACCGTTAATCCTGGCGAGTCTGGTTTTATTTTATTCCAACAATCTTCTGGTAATTTCTTTACTGTAGGATTAGCCGTACCATCAAATGTAACATTTACATCAGCAACATATGACGTAGATTCTATCGTTGGCAATACGTTTAGCTTAGTATCCTACGCGCCAATTATCCAGACGTATGTTGCTCTAGCCGGTACTCGATCGGTTGATTTAGACGTTACATTACCCGCAACAACCCAGCTGTATGTATTGGTAAACAATACTGGACAACCTGGTTATAACGTCACATTCCAAATCTCTGGTAGTTTGCAGACACCCATCCCGTTAGGTAACGGTGGCGTTATCTTGGCATTGAGTGATGGTAATCAATTATATGTAATTAGCCAGACAACGGTTGGTTTTTACTATGCCGATGACGGCACAGCAGCCGGTCCATCTTTTTCCTTTACGAATGACACCAACACTGGTATGTATTTAGTTGGTACCAGCGTGCTCGGTTTATCAGCAAACTCAACGCTCATGTTGGAGATTGATAATACAAATACACTAAGCCCACAAGTATCAACACCAGCAACATTTAACGCAGGATTAATTGGTGGCGGGACGTTCTAATGGCTGGGGAAAACAAAGTACCAGATCAATATAATCTGGTCTATACACTTCGTGTTCAGCCGGGTATTAAACGAGACGGGACCACATTTGAGTCACGCGAGTTTAGTGACGGAGAATGGTGCCGTTTTCAGCGTGGTGTGCCCAAGAAAATGGGTGGTTATCGCGAACTGTTTTCTACCTTTACGGGTATCCCACGCGGCATGATTGCTAACTCCTTTAATGGAGTTAACTATGTTTTTGTTGGTAATCAGTATGGCTTAGAAGTATTTACAACAGGCACTACGTTTGGTGTTGGCAGTGGTCCGCTTACTGTAAATATTTTAC